TTAATACTGTTGGAGTTGGAGAAAGCACTCTAGGTCAAATAAGAGAATGGACTTCATTTATGGGTATAAGTGATAAAGACTTACTATCTAATTCAAATGGTAGTTATAAATTAAGTATTAAATTTAATGATTTTTATAAAAAAGGTGAAAGCTTTCATTATCCTTTAGGAGATTATAATCTTGAAAACACTGCTACTGGATTTAATGATTGGTGGTTTAAAAAATTTATACATCCTGAAACACCTAATAGCGATTATGCAGATTGTTTCTATCCATCTATGTCTTTAGTTAAACAAAATAAGATATCTGAAAAAAATATAACAAGAGATTCTGCTTTTCATTTTGATGCTAGTATGTTTGCTGATTGGTTAAAGAAAGAAATGTGTTTAAAAAAAGGTGTTAAACATATTGTTGAAAACATTGATTCTATAGAAGAAGATGAAGAAGGTATTGTTTCATTAAACAAAAAACATAAAGCAAGTCTTTATATAGATTGCACTGGGTTTAAAAGTTTATTATTAAACAAAACTTTGAAAGAACCTTTTGAGTCTTACGAACATCTACTACCCAATAACTCAGCTTGGGCAACTAAACTTCCTTACACAGACAAAGAAAAACAATTAGTTTCTTATACAGATTGCACGGCTTACAATAACGGTTGGGTATGGAACATACCTTTATGGTCAAGAATAGGTACAGGTTACGTATACTCTGATAAATTTATATCTGATGACGATGCCTTAAAAGAATTTAAAAAATATTTAGGTAGAGATGATTTAGAATTTAAAAAAATTAAGATGAAGGTAGGGATTCACAAAAGACTATGGGTTAAGAATGTCGTTGCTATAGGTTTATCAGCTGGTTTTATTGAACCACTAGAAAGCAATGGTTTATTATCCGTACATCAATTCTTATTTTTCTTAATTAGGAATTTAAACAGAGGTAAAATCTCACAATGGGATAAGGATAGTTTTACTTTCCAGTGTAAAAAATTTTTCAAATCTTTTTCTGAATTTGTGGCATTACATTATGCTCTTTCTCATAGAGACGACACACCATACTGGAAGAATAATTTAAATAAGAATTGGTCAGAAAGTTTAATAAATTTAAAAACAGATTTTTTTAGTGACATGAGTAAACTTGCTTTATCAAGAGATGAAGAATATGGATTTAATACAAAAGGAGGTCTTCATTGTATTACTGCAGGAATGAACTATGGACCTACGGAGTTTAATACTATTAAATGGCTATCAAAGAATACAGACAATAAGTATTGGGAAGACAAATGGTTGTTTTCTACTCAAAATTTAAACGACAATAAAAATAAATGGGATGAGTTTTATAAAAATAGTCCTAGTTTAATTGAATATTTAAATAAAAAAATATATAACTAAAGTTATAATGCAATTAGAAAATAGTTTTTGGTATTTTAAAAAAGCAATAGGGGAAAAAACTTGTGATGATATTATTAAATATGGTAATTCACAGGAAGAACAACTTGCTTTAACAGGTGCAACTAAAAAAAAGAAACCTGAAGAATTAACTCAAAAAGAATTATTAAATTTAAAAGAAAAAAGAGACTCTAATGTCGCTTGGTTAAATGACACATGGATATACCAAGAAATTTTAGGTTTTGTACGATCTGCTAATGAAAATGCTGGTTGGAATTTTGAATGGGATTGGGCTGAAGCATGTCAATTTACAAAATATAAACTTAACCAATATTATGATTGGCATTGTGATAGTTGGGAGAAACCTTATGATGAATCAAATGGGTCTAACTTCACAGGAAAAATTAGAAAACTTTCTGTAACAGTTAATCTAACAGACGGAAACGATTATGAAGGTGGTGAACTAGAGTTTGATCTAACAACACCTGAAAACAAAAGAATCATCGCTGCCGACGATTGTAAAGCAAAAGGAACTGTAATAGTATTTCCGTCTCATATGTGGCATAGAGTAAAACCAGTTACTAAAGGAACAAGATACAGTTTAGTTGTATGGTGTGTGGGGAGACCTTTCCAATGAGTTTTAAAGATAATAAATATACCGTTTTAAAAAATGTTGTTTCACCAGAACTAGCTAACTTTGTTTACAGATATTTTTTAAATAAAAGAAAGGTAGTAAAATATTTACTTGACGATAAATATATATCACCTTACGCAAGTCATTTAGGTGTCTTTAACGATCCACATGTTCCAAACACATATTCTCATTATGCAGACCCTGCAATGGAAACTTTACTACAAGAAGTAAAACCTATTATGGAAAAACATACGGATTTAAAATTAAGTGAAACATATTCTTATGCTAGAATATATAAAAAAGGTGATGTACTTAAAAGACATAAAGATAGATTTAGTTGTGAGGTATCTACTACTTTAAATCTAGGAGGAGAAGAATGGCCTATATACCTAGACCCGACAGGTGGTGACGGTAATGTTGGGGTGGAGATTAATCTTAAACCAGGAGATATGTTAATTTATTCTGGTTGTGATTTAGAACATTGGAGAGAAAAATTTACTGGAGATAATTGTGCTCAAGTATTCTTGCATTATAATAGAACGGGCTCAACAACAGCTAAAGAAAATTTATATGACAGGAGACCATTTTTAGGGTTGCCTGCTTGGTATAAAAGACGCTAGGTTAAAACCTATTGAAATCACTTACAATCTGATATACTACCTAATAAACAGGTTTTTATATGTTACAAAAATTAGGCTTTGCTCCAGGATTTAATCAACAAGTTACTGAACTAGGTGCCGAAGGGCAATGGTTTGATGGTAATAACGTTAGGTTTAGGTATGGATCAGCAGAAAAAATAGGCGGTTGGCAACAGTTAGGTGAGTCTAGACTAACAGGTGCAGCTAGAGCTATCCATCATTGGGATGATAACTCAGGTATTAAGTATGCTGCAATAGGAACCAACAGAATTTTATACGTATATTCCGGTGATATCTATTATGATATTCATCCTATTAGGGTCACCCTAACAGGAGCAAAATTTACAAGTACATCATCATCTACGACGGTTACAGTAACATGCACTGGATCACATGGTTTATTTGAAGATGATATTGTTATGTTTGATAATGTGACAGGAGTGCCTGCTGCATCTACTTATAGTAATGCAACATTTGAAGACATAAAGTATATGGTCACGTCTGTGCCTACTACAACAACTTTTACAATTACAATGGAGGCTCAGGAATCAGGGACACCTTTGACTACAAGTGATGGCAACAGCACTTCTATTCTTTGTTATGAATCAGTAGGGCCTTCACAACAACTTGGTGGATTTGGATGGGGTGCAGGTTTATTTGGCGGTACAGCTATTGGTCCTGCAACTACAACCTTGGCATCTACTATTAACGATACTGTGACTGATATTCCTTTAACAAACTCAGCAGCTTTCCCTTCATCAGGAGAAATTAGAATAGGGACCGAGGACATAAGTTTTACAAATAATAATACTGCAACCAATACATTAAGTGGAGGAGCAAGAGAAGTTAATGGAACTTCTAAAGCTGCCCACAGTGGTGGTGTTACAGTTACAAATATTTCTAGTTTTTCTGGTTGGGGTGATCCAGCTTCTTCTGACTTTACAATTGATCCTGGTTTATGGGTGCTTGATAATTTTGGTACAAAATTAATTGCACTTATTTATAATGGCAAATGTTTTGAATGGGACGCTTCAGCTCCTGGTGCAACATCAAATAGAGCAACTGTTTTAGCAAACGCACCAACAGCATCACGTCATGTATTAGTATCAACTCCTGATAGACACTTAGTATTTTTTGGGACAGAGTCTACAGTCGGGGACCCAACAACTCAGGATGATATGTTTATTAGATTCTCTGACCAAGAGAATATTAATGGTACAGATGCCTATACGGTTAGAGCAGAAAATACCGCAGGTACACAAAGACTTGCTGATGGTTCTAAAATTATGGGAGCTATTAAAGGTAGAGATGCAATTTATGTTTGGACCGATACTGCATTGTTTTTAATGAGATTTGTAGGACAACCTTTTACATTTGC